GAGGTCGCAACAAGAGCGGAGCTTGTTGCAGTGCCTGTCATTGAACCAGGGCCAATCGCACCCATAATTCTTGGACCCGGACCTATAGCCCCCATTGGTCTTGGACCTGGGCCCAACCCCGGATATATGGGCCCGGGTCCTATCGTTCCCCTTGGCTGCTGTCCGGGACCTATTGGGAGTGGACCGCGAGGTGGTGGGGTTCCTCCTGGTTGAGTAGGTATTGGTCTTCCACCAATATTTACGACCGGGGTATTGATGTTTACAGTGTTCGGAGCCATGGCATTGTCTTTGCCCAGATATCCGCCTTTATGCCCCTTCATCTGGCGGAACATTATTGCTAGTGCCATCAGTCCAGCGCCACCCTTGCCACCGAACATGTTCGTAAACATTCCAAATATGCTATTAAGCATCTTTACAACATCCGTGAGTCCCTTAACTAGGTCGTTTATAAATGGCAATGCGTCAAAGAATGCTTTTCTAAATGTTTTGGATATATCCATCACCGCATTAAGCAAATTTCCGATATTAGTACCAAGCTCCCCGAGGTCATCCTTGTATTTAATTACCTGCTCATTGAATTGACCAAGGGCGTCTTTTATGCCTGCCTTAAGTTCTTTCCATATGTTGCCAAACATTCCCTCAATGGCCCTGGCGCCCTCGATGTATGGCTTTAGGTTCTCTTTAGTTATTCTGAACCATCTACTTACTCTTTGCCACCAGTTCCCAATGTCTTTGAAAAATCCTTTTGTTTCGGGAAGCCATTCACGTACAAGTTTTACAAAGAAATTAGACGTCTTCTCTATACCGCTGACAAGCGAGTCCATCATTGGTCCGCGACCGAATTCAGCAAGTGAGCCGGATACCCGAAGAAGGTCTTTCCTTATGATGCGATATATTTTCTCTATCGCTACCTTTGCTGGGCCGAGGAATTCCTGACCGAAATCTCCGAAATCTCCTCTAAGGAGAGTGAAATACTTTTTTATTGATGCAATAAGAGTTTGATTCACTGCTTCAAACTGACCGGCCACACCGCCCATTTTGGCTAGTTCGCCAGACATGATTAGGGCTTTAAGTTCTTTCTTAGATGTAACTTTTGCCTTCTTGAGCGCAGCTTCCATTTCTGGGCCGAGTTCTTTAGCGGCAGCCTTCACCCCAGTCATACTCTTCTTTGAGTCATTTAGGGCGGCAATAACGGCACCGACCTGCTCAGCAGCCTGTGCTGGGTCCTTACCTGCTGCACCGAAATCCATAAGATTCTTTAGGAGCCCACTTGTCTTTGCTATCTGAGCAGAGTTCATTGACTTAGACATCGATGTATACGCTTTATTTATTGCTTCGACACCAAGGCCTGCCAGGTTTGCGTCCCTTTGCAAAGCTCGCATCGATGCTCTCGTTTGGTTGAGTCCTGCACCAAACGCAGGTGCGCCCTTGCCCTTGAAGGCATACATCGCTGCTTGCGATTCACGTTGAGCAGCAGCAAAAGTGCCCAAAGCAACTGCAGCCGATGCCGCAGCGCCAGCAATGGCAGTCATGCCAAATGCGTACGCTTTATGAAGATACTTTCCAGCAACAAATAGAGCGTGGATTCCGACTAGCGCAGCAGATAGTAGCGCCATCTGAATCAGGGTTCCCTTAATTGCCAGACCGAGAACCTTAGACAGGCCCATGCCCATCATCTTGATTCCTTTGTCCATTGAGTCGAAGACTTTTCTTGTCCTCGTAGCAGCAATCAGGAAGGTTGACATCTGCGTGCCAGCCACCTGAGCGCCAGAGGAAAGGCGCGACATCCTCCGCTCTAGGCCGGTTATGGCTTTATCGAGGGCTTTTACTTCGGCAGCGCCCTGTAACGCTCCCTTTACCTCAATATTAATTGTCGCTTCGGCCCTAGCCATAGGCGCTCCAACACTCTCAGACGATTTCTGTTTTAAAAAAATCGCGTGAGTGTAGGATGGCCAGGCTTTAGCCGGCGGCTTTCGCCCTACGCTCCTGCTCTTCGCGGTCGTTACTTATAACTTTAGCACAGGCAAGACGTATCAACCACTCCTCCTCAGAGGAGGCAAGAATAAGCACGGGGTCCGTGCCAAACAGTTCCCCAAGTCTGGCCGAAGATATGACCAGTGGGTCTTCAACTAATTCGTCGAAGACCCCTTCGTAGGGTCCTCGACATCAACCGAATCGGAGTACCCGGCGGCGTCAAGAATCGAAAGAGCCGCAGCTTCGATGTGTGGGTCAACACCGAAGAACTCACGAACACAATCCGGAAGAGGCCTTGTCGTCTGAGTCATTTCGAGAATTGCGGGGGAGGCGAACGTCAGCTCATTGCCATTGTCGTCAAATACCTCTTCATCATCAAAGAGGAGACCGATTGTTGTATGCCCAATAACTGAACATGCAAAACGTGTTGCATCCATGCCGTTTCTGGTGTCCTCACCAGCCTGCTTACGCCAGTTTTTCATCTGATTTTGAGTGATGTTGGGGCTTATCTTTATCTTGACGCCAGGACGTTCTGGAACTGGGATATAGACAATGGGACGCTCCACTTTTTTCCTGATGACAGCAGAAAGCTTCTGGAGGGGGGTTTCGTTTGCCGGTAATTCGGCAGCCCTGCCCTTTGCCTTTGCGGGAGTCGGACTATCTGTTGTGTAAAGTTCAGTGTTATCGCTCATAGCGGAGAAACTAGCACACGAATCTGTGCGCTGCGTGAACTAGATAAAATTATCAGCCAGCAGCACCCGCGCCAGACTCCACGTCTGAAATTGCAAATGTGAGGGAAAATGTGGCTGGGGCACCCGAGGATGAGTCGCCGTCTGGCTCCGTTATTCCTACCAGCAGGGCCTTTGCGTACACGCGGTCTGTGCCGGGAACCTTGAGGTCGCAGTCGAAGGTCTCAACCGTGATGTCATATTCCGCACGGCCGACCAGCGGACGAAGGGAGGCGGGGTTCTCACCAATACCGGTGTTCGAGTCGGAGGCGATACGGTCATCGTCGTAGTGAGCAGTAAGCGTAATGTCGCCAACTTCAGATGGAGCACAGAGAACCGTTGGGCGCAGCTTGCCGCCCTCATAAATCTTCTCCACCGATGCGGTAATTTCGCCACCGGACACTTGAGCAAAGTAAAAGCCCGTCCATTTGGGGTGCTTTTCCGGAGCGACCGGAACAATGCTCGCTAGTACTTGACGCTGAGATACTTTTGCCATATTTCTATCCCTCTCTAGACGACGCTAGCTGTTAGGTTCGACTTAATGATGTCGACTTCGATTTTGTCGCCAACGCTGCTGGTGCGGACACCAACTTTTGCCTTCACCGTGCCGCCAGCGAGCTGGCTAACGGGGTTGAGGGCTGCGTCACACCGAACGGTGTAGCCATTGTCGATTTTCTTACCATTTGCATCAAACGCCTGGAATAGCGCACCCTGCTCGCGCATCGGAGCAAGAATCGCTATGAGTCTAGAAGTAATCGCCGAGAAGATGGTGTCACGACCATCGATTACGCCGAACACTAGGTCTTCCAGCGAGCGCTGTGACTCCACAACCACGTGGTTAACAATTTCCTGAGTGGTAATGAATCTGAAGTTCTCGTCATCGAACGAAAGCGCACGGGCTCCATAGATTCTTACCGAGTTCTGAATAATTCTGATTGCATTGATGTTGTTTAAATCCAGATTGTCGCCTGTCACCTTGTTGATATCTGCAGCAACCCCAGTGATAAATCTTCCCGCAGAAACTAGGCCAGCCGCCGGAACGTGAGCACCAGATTGATTGTGTGCGAGAGAGCGCTTAGCAGCTACATAGCCATCGGGCGGGATTCTCCGGATAACACCAGCTGTCGCAGTTGGCGCATCGACCCATGGGTAGTACATCGCTGCATGCTCTGAGCCATCTTCGGTCGATAGTGTTAGGGACTTAGCAGCCGCCTCGGATACGCTGTCATCTATGCCAGCATGAATTATTGCAATTCTGTTGTATTCATTTGCGTGAGCAATCAGTGCGTTTGAAATTTCAGGTAAAGCTTTTGTATCGCCGTCGTAGTCTGTATATGGGCTTGCTCCAGTAACTCTTCCGGCAGTTTCGCCGTCGGGGATTGAAACGGCACCAGTACCGAATGCGTCGTTGAACAAATCAAGACCGCCAATCAGGGCTGCGTCGTCAACGCTCGCTAGGTCGTCGAGTCCAGCAGTTAGCGCCGTAGAAGCCAGTGGTTCTGGAATCGTTGTAGCTCCAGATACTACTTCCGCCGAAACGTAACGAGAGGCAACTGAGCTGAGGTTAATTCTGCCAGCAGCCTGAGCAACCGTTGCAACAGTTCCTGTTGAGTAGACAATAACATCGTCGTACGAAACACTGATTACGAATGTTGAAGATGTTGGGTTTGTTACTGTCACTTTAATATTCGAGCTCCATGCACCAGGGCCGTTTGCTGAAATTGTTAGAACTGGGTCGTCATCTGCGTCCTGCAAGACCTTAGTACCCGTTGATGCACCGCTGCCCACTACGCGGGCTACGTAGCATTGTGTGCCGCCTTCCTCGAAAAACGTTTCGACAGTTGGATGTAGGTATGAATAGGCGACATATTCACCGTAGATGCTTTCAAAGTCAGCAATACTCTGCACAAGAGTTGCAGAATCAACTGGGCCGCGTGGCGCGAGACCAACAAAGAAGGCCTGCGAAGACTCGCGAACTGTTGCTGATGATGGGCCCGTTCTAACTGCTGTTGAGATAACTACGCCTGGCATAAGACCTTCCTCTGTTTATATCGATGGGCAATGCCGTCTAACAAATTATATTGTACAGACGGTAATCCTCCAACTATTGCAACTGTTCTCAAAGAATAGTTCGATTTAAATAATAACACTTTTAGTCCGCCGTCAGCTCTGGTATCTGGTCGGTCAATTTACCGCCGACGACCGTGAACTGAATTTCGTTTGCAATTCCTATTGGCCTGCGAGAAACAACTTCGTCTATGTCCATGTTGTACCCGATATAGGCGCCAGCCATTACTCTGTCGCCCTTAAGCAATGTCAAATCAGAAAATTCCTCCCTAAGCGTTCCCTCATCAATCATGGCTCGGAAGGAATTTCTAGAGTCATATGCCTTCATGCACGGATAGTCGAGGATTGCCGCCCTCACTACGGTAGTAAGCCTGTCCCTCATAATTGTGGCCTCTTCGGGACCCTCTGTTTTGACCCAAACATATGTCCGCATGGCGTACCCGACGCGATAAAGGGGGTCAGGACCATCAAACCCAATACGCTCAAAGCCAGATGTAGATATAGCCAAATTCACGACTAGCGGCCATGCATCTATGGCCAATGGTTCGTGAACTGTGTATTCTTCTGGCGAAGGAAGTGTTTGGTCGTCGACGCCCCACCCGTTTCTATAATCAATAATTCTTACCGGGATGTCTTCTTTAAGATAATTATTGACATACGCTTTCGCAAACTGCGGGCCATGCATTAGTGGGTAGCCAGGTGCCTCAGCCATTATGCGGGCAGCCCTTCATTTCCTTCAGTAATATAATTCGCCATTTTTTCAGCGAGGTCATTAAGAAAAGTTTCATTAATAAATACTATTTCGCGTTTTGGCATTTTGCTTGTTCCTGTTTGATGAAACTGAGCATATGGAACGCCGGTGCCAAAGGTGGCGGAAAGCTTGTCTATTTTGTTTACGAGGGGGTCGGATAGTTCTGCAACACTTCTGAACAGTCTTCCGCTCCGAACAAGAGTTGGTGCTCCAGGGTAGCGAGCTAGTTTCCATGATGCGTACTCTGCGCTCAACGGTGCCCATCCACCAACCTCTAGCCCCTGTGAAGTGAAATTATCGGCGAAAGTTCTTTTAAGCTGCTGATGCGCCCATCTAAAAGCGGGCCTAAAA